GCAAGTGGGGCAGCTGGAGATATTGAAGGCGTAACTGCGGGCGTAGGTATTAGCGGCGGTGGCACTAGCGGCACAGTAACTATTACTAATGATATGGCAACTACTATTACAGCTAGCGGCGATATTATAGTAGGTACAGGTAGTGGCACTTATGATAACTTGCCTATTGGTAGCACAGGCCAAATCTTAACAGCTGATACTACAGTAAGCCCATATAAAGTTAAATGGGCTGCTGCTGCTAGCGGTGGCTCAATGACCGAATTAGCAAGTCAAACTTTTAGCAATACTGCTAGCCACACCTTTTCATCAATTAGCGGAAGTTATAAAGCTTTAACGTTATTGTTAAGAAGCGTACGCTCTACAACAAATGAGCAACCTATTAGAATTAGATTTAATTCTGATACAGGCACTAGCTATAACCAAAGCGCTTGGACAGACAGCGGCTCAGTTGCTTTAGCTAATACAGGTATTACAGTTTTACGCGACCCTAGAGAGTCTTTTGCCACTACTTTAGGTTGGGTTTATATTATGGATTACGCTAATGCTGTGACTCATAAAATGGCAGAGGTTAGAGAAGTACAAAGCTCTACCGGCGGCGGCGGTGGTTATGTGCAATATGGACAGCTTGGCGTTTGGTCTGGTACAGCTGCCATAACGTCTATTACAATATATGCCGCTTCTGGTAATTTACAAGCTGGTACTGCGATACTTTACGGGGTGAATTAATATGGCAAAACATTTAATAACTATTCTTAACGTTGAAACTGGTGAGTTTCAAGAAAGACAAATGACTAATGAGGAATTAGTACAATATGAAAAAGACCAAGTCGATGCACAAACAGAGGCAGAGGCGGCATTACAGGCGGCAAACAAAAAATTAGCAGCAGAGGCTAAACTTGCAGCACTTGGGCTAACGGCAGATGATTTAGCAGCGTTAGGTTTGTAACTTGCTAACAAGTTATAACGGCTGGCCTGCCAGTAAAGACCCGGCAGAAATTGGCATAAAGAGTTATGCAGTACCCGGCACAAATAGAAAACTTAGATGCGCTGAGGCTGTAGCACCTTTGCTAGTAGGTTTTGCCGCTGAGTTTCACGCGCTAATAGAGCCAATAGATGAGGGCGCGCTAGATGAGTGGGGTTATGCTTTTCGTATGGTACGCGGCAGTACAGACCGCCTTAGCTGCCATAGCAGCGGTACAGCGATAGACCTAAACGCGACTAAACACCCGCTAGCAGCTGTAGGCACTTTCCCGGCTGATAAAGTACCTATGATTAGAGCGCTAGCTAAAAAATATGGCTTAACGTGGGGCGGTGATTACCGTAACCGAAAAGATGAAATGCACTTTGAAATAACGGTAAATGCTAAAAAAGCCGCTAAACTAATTGCAAAGTTAGGACAAGAAAATGCCAACTAGCGCGCAAGTAGTGGTAGGTACTCAGGCTGTAGTAATAGTGCCTAAGTCAGATTTTGACCAGACAGCCAATATACATAATTTAGGCGGTGGCGCTGTTTATTTAGGCGGCCCAAACGTAACTACAAGTAATGGCTATAAATTAGATAATGGCGATAAACTAACAGTACCCGTAGGCGACCACGAAGCATTATATGCCGTTGCCGCTAGCGGTACTCATACCGTAGGGGTACTTACCCAAATAAACTAAAGGGCATTTAGGATAGACAAATGAATAAAAAGCAATTAGAGGCAGCCTTATACAGCTATGGACGTGCGGCACTAGCAAGCGTTGCAGCTCTTTATATGTCTGGTATTACAGACCCTAAAGTATTGGCTAACGCCTTTATCGCCGGGTTAATTGGGCCGTTAGTAAAGGCAGTACAGCCCAACGAAAAGCAATACGGCGTAGGCGCTAAGTAGTGCGAGCCCTGCTAGGGGCTCTGGTACTTACAATGCTCTTAGCAGGGTGTGCCTATGACGGCTGGGTAAGGTATCCGTGCCAAAACTATGAAAACTGGGAAAAGCCAGAGTGTAATCCGCCTCAATGCAGAGCAACGGGCATATGTACAAAGGACTTAATTAACCCTAATGAGTAAAGAACGTACAAAATTAACGCCCGAGGACATACACGCCCGGCTAATCTTTTTTATAGGCGCGGTGTTAGCTGTAACTTTTTTAACTATAACTACAGGCGCGGTATATGCCCTAGTATTTGTAACACAGCCAATAGGCCAGCAAGCGCCAAATGATAGGGACTTTATACAGCTGTTACAGACCCTAGCTATATTTTTAACAGGCGCTCTAGGCGGGGTACTTGCTGGTAATGGGCTTAAATCTAAAGCTGATAAAGACACAAAGAAAGACACGCCGCTAGAAAGCTAGCAATATGTCTTAGGTATAGGTCATACTTTTACTACACGCTGAGAGGGCTACTTAGTGTAGTAGTTTTATCAGCCTTAACAAAGGGTGATTTATGTTAGCTGATTTAGCAGTAATTACATTAACTGTACTAATCGTAGGGCTATTTATGCTTGGCGCTTACCGTACTGGATACAGAGAAGGCCACGGGGACGGTTACCTAAGAGGGCGCAATATAGCTAAGGCCTTAAAAGAGGTAACTAAATGAGCTTTTTAGACGGCTATGAAGATGTAAACGCAAGAATTAAAAGAGCGCGGGCTGAGTTTCCCGGGTTACGCTTAATAGCTTACATAGAGGACATAGACCTAAAAAACGGTTATATTTTAATTAGAGCTGAGGCCTATAAAAATTATGAAGATGAGAAACCAAGCGCTGTAGATTATGCGTTAGAGGTTAGGTCAGACCGCGGCGTAAATGCTAATTTTTGGGTTGAAAATTGCGTAACCTCTGCCTATGGGCGTGTTATCGGCTTGCTAACGCCGGGCGGTGTTGGCAGGCCTACAAGACAAGATATGGAGAAGGTAGAGGCCATACAAGCCCCATTACAGACACGCGGAGCAGGTGGGGCAGTACCTACCGCGGCTGAGTCAATAAGCGCTCTAAAAGCCAAGCTAGGCGCAGAGCCAATGCCAGAGCCGCCAATATGTAAACACGGGCATAGAGTGCTAATTGAGGGCACGTCAAATAAAACTAATAAACCATACAAAGGCTATTTATGCCCCGACAAGGTAAAAGCTAATCAATGTGAGCCTGTATGGCTAAGGCAGTATGGCGATAAATGGCTAAGGCCAGATGACCACGCAGAGGTCTTATTAGAGGCCGGGCGTAACCTAGACCCGGTAGCCGAGCGCGAGCCTGTACCAGATGAGCTATTAAGTGATACAGAGAGGGCTAACCGTGCAACCAATTAGACAGACAGAGCTAGGTTTAGAGCGAGAAGCAAAGGTAGCTAACTACCTAACTACCGTGTACCCGTGGGTATTAACACCTACACCTAAGTACTATTTTACCGATTTCCATATAAACGAAAAACAGGGTAACGGTTTTGAAAGCTACATAGGTGATTTAGAGGTTTTATGGTGTAATTATTCTTACACACAGCCTACGTTTGTAGCTTACACAAAGCTGCAACAAATGAGCATACTGCCATTATTCAAAGACTTAGATAGCGCTTTTCACAGGCTGGTATTTAGGTTTACAGACGGGCTATTTATAGTGCCAGTAGAGGCCCTGCAACCGTTTAGGCCTATTGTACATAATCACTTTGTCCGTGAAGATGTAACAAAGCTAGTAGTACGCCTAGAGCTTGCTAACTATATGCAATTCTTTACACCAATAGTTATTAGATAATGGGGTTAAAAACTATGCTTTATATAGAGGCTAAATGCAGACAATGCAAGACGGCTACGCTACAGCTAGAGCGCGTGGTATCTGACTACCTGCCACCTAACGTTAAATGCCTACAATGCACTAGATGCGGGCTATTAGATATAACGTTGGTAGATGTGGATAAAGCCCGGCAGGTACGCAATTAAGTTATCCACAAGGGCTAAAAACCTGTGGACAACACGCCCAAGCTGCGCTCAAATTATCCACAATTTAACTAAATGCTTGACTAAGCCGGTACGATTACTGCGCGCAGGCAGCGCCCCGAAGGGCGATAGCGCGGGCAAGCTGCGTAATCTAGGGGTAGCTCTATGCCTATTCTTAGGCTGCTTATCTTTACAGAAAGTTCCGGCTAAAGCTGATATAAACGCTATAGATGCTTATAAAATATATGCTCATATAAAGATAGGGTCATACAAAGAGTTTAAGTGTATTGAGAAGCTATGGACCAAAGAAAGTAACTGGAGACCTAAAGCTAAAAACCCTTACTCTACGGCTTATGGAATACCACAGCTGTTAAAGATGAAAGAAACCAACCCTTATAAACAGATAGACTTAGGGCTGAAGTATATAGCTAAACATAAGCTATACAAAGGTAGCCCGTGTTTGGCTTGGGCTCATTATAAGAAAAAAGGTTGGTATTAAATGACTTTAATAGTATGTAAAAACTGTGGAGTAGCTAGTGATTTATCTGAAATAATCCATAGTAAATATAGAGACTATGAAGCTTGGTGCATAGAGTGCGTAGAGTCTGAAGCTGAAGAAATGTTTAGACGTGGCTAAGCGTGGCGACCCTAGAGTAAACAGGGCTTATAGGTATAAGTTTAGAAACCAAGTCTTAGCTAGAGATAACTTTATATGCTATTACTGTGGAGCAGATGCAGACCAAGTAGACCACGTAATACCTGTTAGCAAAGCCCCAGAGCTGGTACTTAGCTTTGATAACGCGGTGGCCTGTTGCAAGCGGTGTAACGTACAAAAAGGCAATAAGTCGCAAGGCGTTTTTTTAGCCAAGACGGCTAC